GTTGGAAAGCTTGAGGAAGCTTCCATCTTTAAATCGCTGCTTTGTATTCTTCAACCTAAGAAGGATTTCCAGCCCGATGTGGCAGCAGCTGTGAACGTTGATGGAGCTCTTCGAGAGTGGGTCTACCATGGGCGCGACGTCTATGAAGAAAGACGCAAACAGATGGATGAAATTGTGACCACGTGTGGGATTCGACACTTGTGTCTGTGTATCGATGTAAATTATCGCCAGATGCTAGAATCGCTCCACCCTGAAGCTTTCGAGAAGTAGACAGGTTCGTCCCAGAAAGACATTAAACTTGACTACGCAGGGTCAGCGTCAATGGGCCCAATCGCCTTGGGATGGCGTTAAATTCATCCGTGCCTTAGGATGGCATTAAACTCGCCTGTCGCCTTGGGAGGGCGTGAAACTCAGCCACTAAGCCTCGGGATGGCTCGAAAATTCGTCCATATGGTGTCGGAAGTGCCTTATCTTGTCCCCTCTGCTTCCCCTTCGGTTAAGGGAGCGTGTGGTCTTGCCCGGACCTTAAAGTGTGGCGTTTTGTGGGACCTCGTATGGGAGGCCCCCGTGTTATGCATCAAATAGTGGTGTGTGCACAAAATTTTACTCGCGGGAAGAGTATAAATTCGTCCCTCTGTGCGGGTACCACTGTACAGCCCGGGATGGGCAAACCAAAATGGTACGTTTATATATGGTTACCAGTGTATACATGTTTTGCATATTTCCATGTTACATCAGGCTTTGTAAATGTTTTGTAAAATTGCACAGTTGTGTGTCCCTAGCGCGGGGCGTACAATTTTACATAGTTGCGCTACTTCTGATACAAATACTTATTCAATCTCCGAGTTGTCCGGAGAACAAAAGATACAGACAACAACTTTCAGTCATTCTGACAAACCGTCCAGCGTCGCGCTTTCCAGCGCTCTGGACTCTACATTCAAGGCTGGTGAGAGCACCGATGTGCCCCTTGCCACTTACCTTGCTCGGCCTGTCCATCTTTTCCAGGCCACTGCTGTCGTAGGTACCAGGTTGAGCACACAGTTCGCTCCTTGGGACCTATGGATGCGTGACACGCGCGTCCGTAAGAGGCTTGAAGGATTCCGCCACTTTCGTGGAAAGATGCGAATCCGAGCGATCATCAATGGAAACCCAATGCTGTTTGGTGACATCATCATGGCATATGAACCACGATGGAATCGTTCGGTCCACGTTAAGGCTCCTTCTACCTCTGAAGCGTATATGACACAGCTGTCAATGATGCCGCATGTCTTTCTTGATCCTACTACGAGCACAGGTGGAGAATTGGAATTGCCTTTCTTCTGTCCTGACAATTGGATCGACACAACGAACGAGAATGGGGCTGTAGACATGGGTGATATTTTCATCCAGTCTTTAGCCTTACTCCGTCATGCGAACTCTGCCGCCGGGTCCTGTACCATCAATGTCTTTGGATGGATGGAGGATGCTGAGGTCTGTACCCCGACTGCCGCGATTTATGATTCTTATATCCTACAGAGCGGATCTGAGTCGGAGTATTCCAAAGCTCCTGTGTCCAAGACAGCCGGTGCGATAGCCAAGGGAGCTGGTTTCCTGTCGCATATACCTGTTCTTGCCCCGTATGCAATGGCCACTGAGATGGCCGCCAGTACAATTGGGAAAATAGCACATCTTTTTGGGTTTAGCCGCCCGCAGGTGCTCACCAATCCACAACGTGTTCGAGAACACGTTGCGGGGCAGCTAGCGAATACGGACACTCACGAGTTGGTCAACCGTTTGGGTTATGAATCCAAAGGTCAACTAACCATCGACCCGAGGACTGTGGGTCTTTCTCCGGTCGATGAGATGTCGATATCCAACATCGCATCTCGAGAAGCAATTTTTGACACATTTACATGGTCTGAGGCTGATGCCTATGAACATGTAATCAGAAGGGTCAATGTCACACCCGCACTATTTCAGAAAGATACGTCTGAAATCGAGAACCGCGGCGCCCTCACTCCAGTGATGTTCGCCTCTCTCCCGTTTGCTTATTGGAGAGGAACTTTGATTTTCCGATTTCGCGTTATGTGCAGCGCGCTACACCGCGGACGTATACGCATCTCATATGACCCAGCTGGTACCGCTTCCCTTGGTGCCTATAATGAGGTGTACTCTCGTATCATTGATATCCAAACGAATAAGGATATTGAGATACCAGTTGAGTGGCATGCCACCAACCCTTGGCTACGTTGCCACAAGCCCAATTTCGATAATGCCAGTGATATTCCGTATGGCACATCGATTTCTGTCGATCCTGAGAAGGAAAATGGACAGTTGACAATTTCTGTCATCAATCAACTAACTTCTCCAGACAATACGTTGGGTAACGTTGTCACCATAATTGGTTCCGTGCGAGCCGGCGATGATATTGAGTTCGCCGGTCCCGCTTCGTATTGTGATAAATACTCTTGGCAGCCCTTTGATGTTGGAATTCAACCACAATCTGCTTTTGAAGAACAGGAGGACGCCACCTTGACCCCCGATGGGAGCAAGCCACTTGAACCAATTGGAAACGTCCATGTCCCATACGATTCCCATCTCAACAAAGTCTTTTTCGGGGAGGTCATGCCCTCCCTGCGGACATATTTGAGACGCTATCACGCCGTGCCATCCGTGGCGAATGCGACAAAGATTTTGAATCGGACTACTGTCGCTCACAACCAACTCTATCCAATAGAGTATGTCATGTCGGCCTACGTTGGGTGGCGTGGGAGCTTCCGCTATAAGGTGATTGCTGGAGGCGCTGATACGCGATTAGCATTGGGATTCGCTGGATTAGACAATTCAAACGGCCAAATTGACTCCGGGAATACCGGCATTTTCTATAATAGAGGATCTGCGGAAATTGAGGTTCCGTATTATAGCATCAAGCGTTTCGAACATTGCCGAACACATCCGGCATTGGTAGCAGATACCAATTATCGAGGCGATTTCTCAGCCAATTCTCAGGGCTGTCGCTATACAGGCGGGGAAGGAGTCTATGTCTTCCAAGCCATAGGTGAAGATTTCACCTGTTTCTTCTTTATAGGTCCA